GGAAGAACAAGAAACAGAAACAGTTCTATATGTTTGAGACTGAAGTAGCTGATCAAGTTAGAAAGTTTAAGATTGATACACTACTGAAGGTAGACAATGGTCAACATCCTCGTCTACTCAAAGCTTACCTGAGTAAACAGATAAGTATACAGACCTTGTGTATCATGGATGAGATTATTGGATTTACAAAAGACTGGGAAAGATTGATTTCGGAAAAGGTGGTATATCCTGAGGTGCATACTAAGATTAATAAGTATAAAACCTTTTTGAGTTACGACCACAACAAGTATAAACAGAAGTTAATTGAGTTGTGTTCTTAATGTATATTATTCCCCCTGTGAGAGATAACACAGTTATATATAAAAAAACAAATCTCAAGAACACAATTCATATAAATATATTTGCACTTTTAAGAAAAAACCCTCTTGTAGAGTTGACCTTAATTGTGTATAATAAGATGGTGGACTACAGATGTAGTCTTAATAAAATGCAATACGATGCTTAATAAGATAGGAGAATACAATGACATCATTAGATAAGCTCAGAGCTGCAATGGAAGCAGCAACTCCCACAGCCAGTGGTGAGAAAAAATCCTACAATGACGACAGATATTGGAAACCTGAACTCGACAAGAGTGGTAACGGGTTTGCAGTAGTTCGTTTCCTTCCAACTCCCGAAGGTGAAGAAATGCCATGGGTCTCATATTGGGATCACGGTTTCCAAGGGCCTGGTGGTTGGTATATTGAGAAGTCTCTGACTACTCTCAATAAACAAGACCCTGTGTCTGAATACAACACTCAGTTGTGGAACACTGGGATTGAAGCAAATAAAGAACAGGCACGTAAACAGAAAAGACGTTTACACTATGTGTCTAATGTGTTTGTTGTTTCTGACCCTAAAAACCCTGACAACGAAGGTAAAGTATTCCTCTTCAAGTTTGGTAAGAAAATCTTTGAACAACTCAAAGAAGCAATCTCACCTGCATTCGAAGATGAACAGGCAATCAATCCTTTTGATTTGAGAGAAGGTGCAAACTTCAAAATCAAAATCAGAAAGGTTGATGGTTATTGGAACTATGATAAATCAGAGTTCGATACAATTGCACCACTTTTTGATGACGAAAATAAGTTAACTCAGATATATAATAATGCACATTCTCTAAAAGAGATTGTTGCACCTAGTGAGTTTAAAACTTATGATGAACTCAAAGAGAAACTTGACAGAGTGTTAGGTCTCTCAGGTGGGGTATCAACCTCAACAGCTGAGTCTGTTGCAGAAGACCTTGATGAAGTGCCTTGGTCAAATGTTAACAGTTCAGTTGCAGATGAACCAGTAGTGTCATCATCCGATTCTACTTTTGAAGAAGAAGACGATGCAATGGACTACTTCAAGAGATTAGCAAACGACTAATACTTGAGTTGGGGGGTGGTTGTTAATACAATGAGTGTCCGTGATGTAGACAACCACCATCGACTGAGACCGTGGATGAAAAGGGGGTGCTCAGTAGGGGCAAAGACATCGGCAAAACATGCGGGATGTTTGTGTGAAGAGCGGGTTGCTGTAACAGATAGGGGCGACTTCACAACTTTTAATAAGATGATATAATATGAGTAAAGTAACACCAAGAAAAAATCCAAAATCAAACCAAGTCGAACCATTCGATAGAATGTTACGTAGGTGGAAGAAAGCCTGTGAACGAGCAGGTATCGTTCAGGAAGTTCGTAGTAGAGAATTCTACGAGAAACCTGCAACTATTCGTAATCAAAGAAATCAAGACTTGAAAAGAAAGAAAAAACTTCAGGCAAAACGAGAAGCAGTTAAAGGTTATCGCAAAAGGTAATTAAGATGAACGGCAAAGGTTCGAAGCAGAGACCTCTCTCTGTTTCAAAAGATAAATTCGATTCAAATTGGGATTCTATTTTCGGAAAGAAAGTAGAGATCAAAGTCCGTAGGGAAATCCCTGATCATGGATTAACTAAAGCACACAAACCTAAAAAGGTCTATGACCGTAATAAGTATAAAGATTTAGAGAATCCTGATAACTGGGATTAAGCAGGAATCGCTGCAACTCGGTTAGCAGTTGCATCATTATTTCTAGTTCTACCAGTTGATGCAGTAACCGTTGAACTGTTACTTACATTATTAGTGTTCTGTTGGACGGTGTTCACTGACATATTAACATCTGATTGTGCTTCTGCAACATCTTGAGTTGCTTGACCAATCTCTTCCCCTCTACCTGCAGCTTCTAGGATTGATTCTGCGTTCATGCCTCTTGCAGTTCCACTGAATCCTGGCCCCTCAAAAGAAACACCTTCTGCACGTGCCTGTTCTGCATATTTGTCAGTTGCTTTGTATTCTAAGTTAGTGATGTTTCCATCTTCATCTCTTCTAATACTATCGGGGTCAATCTCTGCATAACCTAATCTAATCTGATCTTCAGTTGAAAGGTTATCAATCTCATCTAGTGTAAGAGGTGTCTCAGGTGTCATTCCTCGTGAAAGTGTATCAGGTGCTGTTGACTCTTGTCTTCTTTGTTCTAACATCTGTGTGAGTCTATCTTTATCTTCTCTAGATAAATCATCATCTTCTAGTATAGCTTGTAGTTGAGCAGTTGATGCATCATCAGCTTTTG